TGGTCTGATAGAGAAGATAATACTACTTGGACATCTTCTGCTAGAAATACTGCTGGTGATTTACAAATAGCTACAGGCGGTCAAGCAAATTACGCAGTCAAGTTTGGTAACGATATTATTATTTTTACGGATGTTGGTATAAACAAGCTGTACTACACAGGTAGTCCGTTTGTTTATGGCATACAAGATGCTGGGGTAAATTGTAAAGCAATCAGTCCAAGATCAATTACATCTTCTGGTGGCTTTTTATCATGGATAAGTGAGAACTCTTTCTTTACTTACGATGGTAGGGTTAGAGAACTTAAATCAGATGTCCATGATTTTATCTTTGACAACTTACAACAAAACACTCAACAAGCTACCTTTGGCGCACACAACATTGACTACAACGAAATCTGGTGGTTTTTCCCAGTAGGAGATGTAGACCAACTAACACCAAATAAATATATCATTTGGAATTACTTAGATAATGTTTGGTCTATTGGTGAACTTGATAGAGGTTGTTGGATAGATCAAGGTGTTTTTGCAAATCCGATTGCTTGTGATTCTAGTGGCTTTGTTTATGAACACGACAAAAGAGCTTTGTTTAATTCACCAGGATTGGGAACAAGAAAGCCTTTTTGTCTTACAGGCCCATTGGAAATAGGTAATGGAGATCGTGTTGCACAAGTAAATCAAATCTTACCTGATGAAGAAACTACAACTTTACCAGCAATAACTTTAAGTTTTACTGGTCGTTTTACACCACTGGGTACAGAAACAGACTTTGGTAGTTTTTCTTTCAACGCTGATGGTTATACCGATGCTAGATTTTCTGCTAGACAAGTGCAGATGAAAATAGAAGGCGATGTTACGCAAGACTTTCAAGTTGGCAAGATTAGATTGGATGTGCAACCTAGAGGTCGTAGATAATGGATTTTGAGTCTAAGGCACAATATATCCAAAGAGCAGTAAGCGCAAAACATTCTTTTTCAGCAACTACTCAACAAACTATTTATACTGCGCCAAGCGGTGATGATTTTGATTTTGCTGTAATAGAAGGCATATTTGCTTGCGATCATGGCAACCAACAAACCAATTTAGACATATCAATAACTGATACCAGCTCTAATGAGTTTTTTATATTTAAACAACATAACATATCTGCACATGGCACAGAAGAATTAGTAGTCAATGCAGGTCTTATTTTAACGCAAGGCGAGATTGTCAAAGCACAAGTTAATCATGCAAATATAGATTTGGTTATTAGTATTATTGAATATGCAAAGGGTGATTAAAAAAGAAGATTGGGAACTGCAATGGGATTATTGCAAGCAATTTATTGAGCCTGCTCTAAAACATCAAGATTCCTATACAATAGACGACATAGAAGATAAAATAAGACATGGATTTTTCCATTTATGGCCAGGCAAAGAATCGGCTTTTGTAACAGAAATAGTTCGTCTGCCACAAATAACTATTATGAATTTAATATTTTGTGGTGGCAAATACGAAGAATTAGAACAAATGCTGACTTCTATAGAAACATTTGCCAAAGCCATAGGTGTTAAAAGACTATATGGCGGTGGTCGTAAAGGTTGGATTCGTAAGATTAAACATCTTGGTTTCCAAGAAGAAAATTTAATTTTTAAAGATTTATGAGTGCAACAAAAGGAAAAACAACACAAAGAGCAGTCGTACCAGATTATTTAGAAGATCCTTACATGAAACTATCTGATCTTGGTATGCAAGATTTAGATTTTACGCCATACACAGGTTCAATGGTTGCTGGTTTAACACCAGACCAACAAAGAGTTTTAGAAAGAACTAGGGGAATGTTTGACGAAAGTATGTCACTTGATCCTAGAGCTGGAATTAGTAATTTAATTGCACAAGGCTCACCAAATGTTCAATCAGCTTCTTTATTAGACAACCTTGCTAATTATCAAAGCAATTTAGAAGGAGCTGTAATAGATCCTTTTTTAGCAGATATAGATAGACGAAGGGATATATTAAGATCGCAAGCACAAGACAGAGCAATTAGATCTGGTGCGTTTAGCGGTAGTCGCTCTGGAATTATAGAATCAGAAGCTACTAGACCGCTAGATGAAGCAACAGCAAGCACTATTGCTGGTTTAAGATTAAAAGGTTTTCAAGAAGCAGCAAAACTTGCTGATGCCGATGCAAAACGTAGGCAACAAGCATTTTTGTTAGAGCCACAATTAGATTTAAAACAAATGGGATTACAAGCTAATTTGTTAAGAGGTCAATTAGGAGATCAATATAGAAATCTAGGCTTGTTATCTAGTTTAGGACAACAACAACAAAGATTAGACCAAGCACAATTAGCTGCTGATAGAGCAGAATTTGATAGAAGAATAAATAATCCATTCAGACAAATACAATTTTTAGGTTCAGCAATACAACCAATATCTCCTGCGGTAATAGGTAGAGATATTAGAGATAAAAGTTTTTCAATAAATGCTGAAGATATTGCCAAAGCCTTTACTGGTATAGGCGGTCTTGGTATGGGTAGCGGTGGCGGTGGTGCTGGTGGCAGTCTTTTAAATACTGCTAGTGGTTATTTTACAGGTGGTGCTAACGATCCTATATTTGGCGGTGGATTATTTGGATAAGATATGGCAGTCAAGTTAATTCCCCCACAACAAAACAATGCTTTAGGACTTTTAGGTTCTAATAATCCTTTTTCTTCTGGTAGTTTGCTTCAAGGAAGCAGACTTGACGTAGATCCTAATTTACAAACAAGAACAAGTTCTTTTAATTCTTTAGCAGAATTAGAAAGATTTAATCAAGAAAATCAACCAGGAGCTAGAAAGAACAGATTTTTTAAAGGTCTTAGAGATTTAGGTTTAGCTTTACAAGGTGTAAATCCAACTGCTTACGACATACAACAACAACAATTATTGCAAGCTCAAGAAGATGAAAATAGAAGAAGGCAATTAATTGCTAGTTTGCCAGAATCACAAAGAAATTTAATTACTATGTTTCCTGAGAAGGCTTTTGAAGTTTTATATCCACAAAGCACAAGAAACTACAAGCCTGAGTTAGTAAATTACAAAAATACTGGAACAGAAGTAATAAATATTGGCAACATAGCATTAAAACCAGGACAAACAATGCCTTTTAACGTAAGTATTCCAGAAATAGCAAACGCAATATCTGGAACTCCAAATTTAGAAGAAGATAGAAACCAAGTTGTTTATACAAGACAAGGTGCTTTATACACGACTGCAGATGGAGATTATAGAGAAATAATACAAGGTGGTCAGAGAATTTTTGATGGGCCGAAAGGGCAGTTTGATGCTGGTCAATTTTTTGCACAATATCCTGAATCAAGAAGTAAAACATCTGGAGAAGAACAAAGATATATTCCAGACTTTAAAGCATTTACTGGTTTGAGTAAGGAACTTACTGAAGCTGAAAGGTCTATGAAAAAGTTAGAAAATTATTTTAATAATGTAGCAGATGCAAATGTTGGTTTTAAAAGATTAGGAGATCAAATTTCACAATGGGCAAAAACTCTTGCAGGATCAGTAAATTTAACAATACCAGAATTATCAAGATCAATAGCAGAAGGACAATTACAAGGATTAGTAGGAGCTAACAGAATAGATACTGTTGGTGGTGGTGTAATGACAGAAAAAGATGCTTGGCGTGTAGTTACAAGGTTGGGTGGAGATGTTACTGCATTACAAAATCCACAGGTCGTTGCTGAACAACTTAGATTAATTTATAGCGATAAAGCTACGCAATACAATAATGACATAAAAGGTTATAACTTAGGAGTAGCTAGTAAAAAATATGCAGGTTATGACAAACGAGAAAGAATCGATCAAGAAAAAATTGATGATTTGTTTAATTTATTACCGCCAGGCATACCAAAAGGAAGTCAAAAAATTAATAGAGATGGAGTAACTCTTTATCAAGATGGAGATACTTTCTATGCCATTCAAAATGACGAAGTAGTTATAGTAGATATAGATGGTTAAAAAAGTAAAATTTTCTGAACTTCAAAATCTTGCAAGCGAAGAAGATTCTTTAGGTGCTGGAGAAGTTTTTGGTCAAGCCTTAAAAAATTTACCTTCTAGCGCATTTCAATTTGGAAAAGATGTTATATCTCCTTTATTAGATCCAATTGGCACAGCCAAATCTATTGGACAACTTGGTGCTGGTGTTGTGCAACTTGCAATACCTGGCGAACAAGCAAACGAAAAACAAGCAAAATTAGTAGGAGCATATTTTGCTAATAGATATGGTGGGTTAGAAAATATAAAAAAAACCTTTGCAGAAGATCCTGTAGGATTTATTTCAGACGCATCTATCATTTTGACAGGTGGCGGAACTTTAGCTACTAAAGTAGGCCCTTTAACAAAAATTGGAGAACAAGCAAAAAAAGTTGGACAAGCTATTGATCCTTTAACTGGGAAAATCACACAAACTGTAGTTGGAAAACCTCTTTCTGCTATAACAGGAACACTAACTGGAACTGGCTCAGAAGCAATTAAAGAAGCATATAAAGCAGGCGCAGTTGGTGGAGAAAGAGCAAAAGAATTTACACAAACTTTAAGAGGGAAATCATCTTTAGAAGATGTTGTTACAGATGCAAAAAAAGGTGTAAAAGTAATGTCTGAAAAAAGAAAATCAGATTATTTAAACAGCATGGAAGGAATTAAAGAATCACAAAAAGTTATAGATTTTGATCCTATAAAAAATGATATTTTTAATATAAGAAAAAAATTTGAATTTAAAGACACAGGACAAACAAAATTAGATTCAAATGCTTTAAACAAATTAGATGAAATTGAAGAAGCAGTAGATATATGGTCAAAAAGTAAAGTATTTCATACTGTAGAAGGTTTAGATGCTTTAAAACAAAAAATAGATAATCTAATGCCTGAAGCAGATACTTTTGGAAAAACAGCAGGAAAAGGTGCTGCTGTTATTTCAGATGCAAGAACTATCATAAACGACAAAATAAAATCAATATCTCCTGATTATGCAAAAACAATGTCTGCTTATGAAGAAGCTATTAATTTAGAAAAAGAAATTAGAAAATCATTGAGTTTAGGCAAAAACGCATCTGCTGATACAAGTTTAAGAAAATTGTTGTCTGTTATGAGAAACAATACAAATACTAATTTTGGCAATAGATTAGAAAATTTAAAAAAATTAGAAAATATTGGTGATGTAAGTTTAACGCCATCTTTAGCTGGAGCATCATTAAATCCAATAATGCCAAGAGGATTGCAAGGAGCTTTGTTTTCTCCATTTGCTATAGGATCTGGTATTGCTGTATCTCAAGGAGTAAATCCTGTTGTGTTAGGTTTATTAGGAGCTTCATCTCCTAGATTGGTAGGGGAAGCAGCTTATTTAAGTGGTAAGGCTTTGCCTTTATCTCCTTTATCAAGGCAACTTGGAATAGCAGAACGTGAAATTAATCCTAATCAAAATACAACTTTAAACGTACTATCAAACATCTTTGATTAATGACAGAATAAAATGTCCAGAGCCACAGAAAGGATTGGTCGTCATGGAGAATACTATACAGCCAGCATCCTTTCGCTAGTATCAGACACAGTTTCTATCCTTCCTCATGGCTCACACGCTGACATAATCTTTGAATTAAATGACACCTTGTACAAGTGCCAAGTTAAAACCAAATCCAAAAAAACCAAAGGACACAACTATTGGAAATTTGATTTAAGGCGTGGCTCACATACCAAAGAAAGATCTTACAAAGATGGTCAAATAGACATCTACGCACTTTACGCACAACCTTACAACTCTATCGTTTTTCTTCCTGTCAAACATACTGCGCAAGTTGCAAGCTATACTGTTCAAGATCAAGATATGAAAAACAACGATAGTCGAGATTCACTTTTCAACGCAATAAAGTCATTATCTAACTAATAATCACTAAACTACTTGCTTTATCACTTTAGGCATGATATAATCCTTTTTTAAAAAAGGAGAAAAAAATGATTATGACAAACGAAAATGGCGAGTACATTTATTATGGTGCTGGTTATTATTTTAAATTTATTGATGAAAAGTATCATAGGTATGCAACTCTAATTGTTAAACCACAACATATTGAATTGTTATACAACGATACAGGTATGTCTGATGCAGAACTCAAAGAAAAAATTGTAGAAGGCTGGTTTAGTGCAGAGAATGAAACAACTAGAGAAGCTAATAATAAAAAAAGAAGAAAAGAATGAGAGAACCCAAAGACTTAATCATTTTATTATTGCTTGGCATTATCCTTACATTCGTTTGGAACTTAGAAATTTACTTGGTGTAGGAGAAGAAGATGAAAAAGATAACCTCAGACAAACTTAACCAAAGCATCAAACAAGTAGCCTGGACTAATAGCAAAGGCCAAAAACAAATCAGCTACTATCTTAAATATACTTTCAATGGCAAAAGAAGAAGTATCAAGATAGGCAACGCTGCAACTCCCATACAAACAGTACGCAAGATTGCAAGTGAACTACAAGCCAAGATGTTGCTTGATAATAGCTTTGATCCTTTGGCTAAGAACGACAGCAGTAAAAAGGCAACTACTGACGAAGTGTTTGCTAAATACCAACAACAGTTGGAAATGAATAACAGAAAGACCATTCAAGAGTACGTGCGCTTGTATGAGAAAGACATAAAGCCTAGCTTTGGTCATTTACCAATAGATACAATCAGCAGAGGAGATGTTAAGTCTTGGTTTGATGAACTCAGTTTAAGATCTAAATATACTGCCAATCGTTGTCTGACTATTTTAAAGACTGTCTTTGAGATTGCGATTGATTACGAATATTTGGAAACCAATCCAGCTAGTAGAATCAAGAAGCACGCAGAAGTAAAACGAACTAGACATTACACACCAGAAGAAAAGCTCAATATCTTTAGAGAATTATTTAGAAGATTAGACGAAGATAACTCTTTGTTACATTCAGTTAGCTTTATTCTTCTACTTATTTTCACTGGCGCACGTAAATCCGAGCTTGCTTCTGCTACATGGGATGACTGGCATGGCGATTATATTGAGCTAAAAGAACATAAAACCGATAAAGATGGCAAAACCAGAAAAATTTGGTTGAATTCTCAAAGTCGGAGCGTAATACAGGCTCTACAAGGCGAGAAAAAGAAAAAAACGATACTTGGTATCAAAAATCCTAAAAGGCTCTGGAACAGCGTGAAATTAGCTTGTAACTGCAAAGACCTTAGATTGCATGATTTAAGACATAGTTTTGGCACAATTTCTACCAATGCAGCAAATATTCAGACTTTGCAGACTGGAGAACTTATGGGCCATAAATCTTTATCAATAATGCAACGCTATCAACATATTGAAGATAAAACGAGTAAGGAAAACATAGAGAAAATCGGTAATGAAATTCTCTCAGGAATTAATTTACCTACAACTTATCAATGACGAAAATCTGTTTAGCTTTTTCAAAAGAGATATTATGATCATCAGCCAAAAAAGTAAGTTTCTGTCTAGGGAAAGAGTCTTTATCTTTGATAGCGTTCATAACAATTTTTTTCTTGGTAACAGTATCGTAAGAGTTCCAAGAACTAATTTGTTTAAGATTGCGACCACAGATACAAGAATCTTTAAGTCCATAAGTTGTAGAGCAAACAGATATGCAAGGAGAGTCCTCTAATGAAGTGGACAAACCATCCATCTTTAGTTGGTCACGAAAACACATTCTTTGCTCTTTCATATAATTTATGTTTTAATTATATCACTTGGAAGGAAAATTTAACAAACAAGAAAAAACTATGAATGACGATAAGAAATTTATTACCGCTAAAGAACTAGCTAATCGTTGGAAAAGGAGTCCACGCACATTAGCCAATCAACGTCTTGCTGGTGTTGGTTGCCCTTACTACAAAATATCTGGCAAGGTTTTGTACGATCTTGAAGATGTAGAAAAAATGGAGAAAAGTAATTTTGTTAGCAGAAGCGACTAAAGAATTTATAAAAGATAGTATGCCTTCTAAGCACGCTAAGTATTCTCCCTCAAGCGCAGAGCGTTGGTTTGCGTGTCCTGGTTCAATAAAACTTTCCGAAGGTGTTGAAAGAGAACCTGTTGGCAGACCTGCGCTCGTTGGTACTTTCATTCATAACATGGCAGAAATGCTTATGAAAGGACACTTAGAAGGCATCACACTTGAAGATTATTGGTTGGGTAAAAGCGAAACTGTAGAAGATGTAGAGATTATTGCCGACCAAGATATGATTGACTGTGCAAAGTTTTACGTTGATTACATAGAAGGCAGAGCTAAAGAATTAAATGCCAAGCCTTTGATTGAGGAACAAGTAAGCATAGAAGAAATAAATCCTGAGTGTTGGGGTACAAGTGATGCGATTATCTTTAATAAAGAAGTTATCGAAGTAGTTGATTTAAAAACAGGTACTTGGCCTGTTAGTCCTGAGAATAATTTACAAATGTCTATTTATGCACTAGGCGCATTAGCTCGTTATGGTAATGAGGATATGAAAGTGATAATGACGATAGTGCAACCGAGATCTAAACAAAGCGTTCGTTCGTGGGAAACTACTGCCGAATACTTGGTAGATTGGGGTTTTTCAGAATTAAAAAATGCTTTGGATAATTGCGAAGCAGATGAACCTAATTACACTTTTGGCGAACAATGTAGATTTTGTCCAGCTAAAAGAGTATGTGAAACTTATAAACTTAACGGAGAAATCTATGACTGAAGAAGTACAAAGTCCTACGCTTACGTTAGATGGCAAGGATTATCTTGAAGCTGATTTAAGCAAGGAGCAAATGGAACTCTTAAATACTGTGAAATTTTTAGAACCACAGATTCAAGAGTTGAATAATAAACTTTATGTTCTCAACGATCACAAAGCTAGATTGATTAATGATTTAAAACAATCTTTGGAGAGTGGTGTTGAAGAAGCAACAATCATCGAAACGAAGGAGATAAAAGATGAGTCTAGCTAATATTAGAAAGAAAGCAAAACAGAAACCGCCAAGAATAGTTCTTTATGGTGGTGCTGGTATAGGTAAAACTTTTTTTGCAGCGAGTATGAATAAACCAATATTTGTACTTACCGAAGATGGTATGGGTAAGATTGAAGCCGACCATTTTCCATTGGCAACAAGTTTTGAAGATGTGCTTAAAAACTTACAGTCGTTGCTTGATAACGACAACGATTATAAAACGCTTGTCGTAGATAGTTTGGATTGGTTAGAGCCTTTGATTTGGGATAAGGCTTGCCAAGATAATAATTGGAAATCAATCGAGCAACCTGGTTATGGAAAAGGTTATGTTGAAGTTCTTAAATACTGGCGTGAATATATAAGGCTTTTAAATGAGTTGAGAGAAAAAGGCTATACGATTATGCAAATAGCACACAATCAGATAAAGCGTTTTGAATCGCCAGAGATAGAAGCCTATGATCGCCATGAATTAAAGCTACACAGAAAAGCAGCAGACTTAATTCTTGAACACAGCGATTGCTGTTTCTTTGCAAACTTTAAACTTGGTACAGTCCAAGTCAAAGGTAAGGGTGGCAACATGACGACAAAAGCTGTCGCAGGCGATAGAGTAGTATATACAGTAGAAAAGCCAGCTTACTTGGCTAAAAACAGATATGCGCTTCCTGAATCATTACCTTTTGATTGGGAAACTGTTCGTGCGGAGATGTTGAAATAATGGAAGAAGAAATAATTTATTGTGATGAGTGTGAGTCAGAAGCTATTTATAAAGCTAATGGTTTGTTCTTATGCACAGTTTGTTTAACTAAAAATAATAAAGAGGTAAAAAATGAATCTTGATGAGTATGGTGGCTTAGAAATAAGTCAAGAAGATAAAGCGATTGCGCCAGGAAAATACTTGATGCATTATGTTTCAGAGGAAGAAATGAGAAACGATAGAGGTTGGGTTGGATTGAAAATGTTTTTTCAAATTCAAGGGCCTAAACACGAAGGTCAGTTGGTAAGTTCTTTATTTACTATGGCTAATCCAAACTCTCCTGACTCTGTTCAATATTCAAAAGTTGATTTAGCAGCTTTGGCATCAGCTTGCCAGTTGAAGTCTTTGAAAAATACCGAAGAACTTAAAGGTATTAGATTTTATGGCATGGTAGAAACCAATGATAAAGGCTATAGCGAATTAAAGCGTGATTTCGGCAAGGGCTTTTCAGTCGCAGAGCAAGGCGAATCTATTCTTCCAAAAGAAGATATAGCTGAACCAAAGCCAGTAGAGGTTGATCCTTTAGACAGCGAAGAAATCCCTTTTTAGATGAAAAAAACTAGCTTGTGCAAGGTCTGTAACAGACCTGCACGAGGGTTTCTTTACAAACATAATGATGTTTATTATGGTAGTTGCTCAATGGAGCATTTAGAGAGAATAAAGGAGAGAATTGAAAAAGGAGAAAAACTTGCTAGAAAATCTTATACAAACAAAGATGGAATTGCATACGCAAGGAAAGAAAGCAAGAATAAATACTTAGAGATTGCAAAACAGACTGGTAGCTTTGAGTTACACAAATGGTCTAACGAACAAAGAGATTCTTTTTTCAATACAATAATTTTAAATTACTTGGATTTTGAATCCGAGTTAGGTAACGATAATGGATCTGACTAAATTTTATGAGAATGGTTTAGTATTAGACAAAGAATTACATTTTGGAAGTGGCAAGGATATTTCTGATGCCATCAAGCAAATGAATGACGATGGTTTAGCAGTTAGTTTTATAGATACATCTGGAGAAGTTATCAGATGTATGGTCAAAGCAAGTGCGACTACAAGACCTGATAAGAGTAATGAAAAGTCTGGTTGGTATGTCTATAACGAGAATAACAATTACATCAATATTACTTATGGCAACTGGCGTACAGGCGAGCAAAAGAAATGGTCAAATACCGATGTCAATAAACTTTCTTTACGAGAGCAAAACGAATTAAAAGCCAATATTGCTCACAACATAGAGCGGAGTAAGAAAGAAAGAGCTAAAAGGCACGATGAAGTAGCTAAAGACTGCCAAGAAAGATTTAAAAGCTCCATAGATTGTGTGAATCACGATTACCTCACGAAGAAAAAAATTAAAAATTATGGGTTAAAAACAATAAGAGATTCCCTTGTTGTTCCCTTATATTCTACAACCAATGTCAAGCCTGAGATTAGGTCGCTGCAATACATAGATAAGAAGGGCGAAAAAAGATTTGTCAGCGCAAGTGAAGTCAAAGGTAGTGTGCATATTGTTGGTTTCAGTTGGTCAGAGTGGCAAGACTTAGATCAAATTTTAATCGTGGAAGGAATAGCAACTGGGATTTCTTGTCATATGGCAACGAATTTACCAGTCGTTTGCGTATTTTCAGCGAACTTTGGTCTTACTGCTCTAAGTAATTTAAGAAAGCTAACTAAAGCTAGATTTATTATTTGCTTTGATAACGACAGTAATCAAGTTGGACAAAAGAAAGCAGAGGAAATTATGTCAGCAATCAACAATACAGTTGTCAGATTGCCTTCCATCGTTGGCGACTTCAACGACTTACACCAAGAACAAGGTTTAGATGTTGTTAGAAATGAAATCTTAGATCGTGGTTTGCCCTTGAAACAATTCAATATTAAGTTTCTCAAAGGTGAGATACCAAAAAGAGAATGGTTGGTAGAAAATTTTATAGAGCTTGGCAAACCAGGAATCATGGCGAGTATTGGTGGTATAGGTAAATCCATGTTGGCATTGGACTTGTGCTTAAAAGTTGCTCATGGTTCTGGTTCTTGGTTAGGCAATCCGATTGTAAGTTCTGGTAGTGCAGTTTATCTCAGTAGCGAAGATGACGCTCAAGAGTTACATCGCAGAGTCGATTCATTGGATAAACAAGGCAAAAGGTTTGAAGGATTAAACGAAGTCTATGCTTTGCCAATACCTAGTATGAAAGAAAGATTGATTGTTTTAGGCGATAACAGTTCACAAGGTTTGCACGTTACTACACAAGGAGATGAATTGATTACTGCCCTAGAAAGCATAGATAATTTAAAGTTGGTTGTGATCGATCCAGTACAAAGTTTCGTAAGTGCCAGTATCAGTAGTTCCAATGAAGCTGGTCAGATGTATGCGAGTTTTTGTGCCAGTATTTCCGCAAGACTTGGCGCAACAGTTTTAAGTATTCATCACATGAGCAAAGCTGGTTTGGTATCTACTGAAGATAACATGACAGCAAGAGCAAGTATTCGTGGCGCAAGTTCACTTGTTGATGCACATAGATTCGCACTAGCGTTGTATTTGAGTTCGGAAGAAGAAGCAGAACGTTTATGCTTACAAAATGGCGTAGAATTTGACAGAACCAGAGTTGTGAGAGCAAGTATGGTCAAATCAAATAGTGAAATAGATTATTCGGTAAAGACTTTGTTTAGAAAAGATGTCGTACTTGAGCCGATTGAAGATATAAAAAGTAATATAAACTGGGATTGAGATGAAAAAAGAAGAATACGATCCAAACGATTTATCCATAAAAAATGCTTATGCTACTCGTTGGATTTGGTATCACACTTTATTAGGTTTATTACTGCTAATCAGCAACATACTCTTAATTTCTATTTTGACAATCCTGGCGGTTAAGTTATGAGCTTTGTCAGAAGAAGAAAGAAAAAAAACCGCAAGGCGGAGAAAGAATATAACAAAGCGTTGTGGAAAGCGTTTAAAAAAGAAAAGGAGAAAGAAGATAAATAATCCATACAAAATACAAGGGCCTGCCTTAATTAGTTTTAGTGGTGGTCGTACTTCTGGCTATATGTTGAAGCATATTATTGATGCGCATGAAGGTACTTTGCCAAAAGATGTTTATGTAACTTTTTCAAACACAGGTAAAGAATGTGATGAAACTTTAGACTTTGTCAAAGATTGTCAAGAAAATTGGAATATTGATATAGTTTGGCTTGAATATGCTAATAAACAAGGCAAACATTATTACAAGCAAGTTGATTATAAAACTGCAAGTAGAAATGGTGAGCCATTTGATGATTTTTTAGATACCGCTTATCAAAAAAGATTAGACAAAGGTTTAAAAGGCAATCCATTACCTAATCCAGTCGCTAGAAGCTGTACTAAATTTCTAAAAATAGAATTGATGCGACATTTTATTTTGGAAAAAGGACATAAACAATATGATACTGTTTTAGGTCTTAGGTATGACGAGCCAAGAAGAGTTGCTAGACAAAGACAAGAAGCTACAAGAAACAGGTTTAGATCAATGCCAATGTATGATGCAAAAGTTACTAAATATGATGTGAATAATTTTTGGAGATCTCAAAGTTTTGATTTGAATTTGCCGATTATAAATAACGAAACTCCACATGGAAATTGCGATTTATGTTTTCTTAAAAGTGCAAAAAAAGTTCATTCATTAATACAAGAAAAACCAGAAAAAGCCGAGTGGTGGGCTAGAACAGAAGAAAGATTTAATACTGTCTTTAGACAAGATAGACCAAATTACAGAAATTTAATTAAAACTATAAATATACAAGATGATTTATTTTCAGATGATGATATGGATTGTTTCTGTCATGATTAGGAGAAAGAAGATGAGTAAAGGCGACTGGCCCAGACCTGTAAATAAAAAGAAATTTGACAAAGAATTCGACCGAATCTTTGGTAAAAAGAAGGAGAAAAAACGTGCGAATAAACCACAAACTTAGTTACTTAATTAATATTTTTAACATACTTGGCGGATAATATGGGTTATCGACCTAAGAAACCCATGTTATCCGCGAAGGATAATACGTGTTATCCCATATCCATACATGTTTACATGTTTAAGAGAGGAATCGCTAAGGCGATTCCCTCTTTTTGAGAGTAAGAATGAATAAAGATTTTTGGTGGATAAATTCGAGTGCGGAGAGTAGCGATAGCGCAAGTGCGGAAATTAGTTTTACGTTAGCGATGAAGTATCGAGATGTAAGCAAGTTTAAGCGTGTCGTGTGGTATTTTTATCGTGAGAACGTAGCGAGGAAAGATTTAAATAGTTCGAGTAAGCTCGTGCTTTGGGCGATTTGTGAGCGTATGCGTTATGAGAGTATGAGTATGCGTGATGCGTATGCGTACGTGGGGAAGATGTTAGGGTTATCGCGCGTGAGCGTGAGCAAAAGCGTTTATGCGTTGGTGGATAAAGATATTATTTGGATTGTTGAGGAAGGGCGAGAGCGTAAGGGGATGAAACGCTTACCGCAACATTCGCGTAAGCGAAAGCATATTTTGTTAGTGGGTTTGGGGAAGTTACTTAGCGACCACTTAGTTTGAGGTGCTTCTTTCTGTTTTTGCGCTTGTGCTTGTTGAGCGTGGAAGATTTAATATTCTTTCTTTTGGCTTGTGAAGTCTTTTTGACTACTGGGATTGGTCGTGGGGTTTGAGTTTTCGATCTTTGCATCTTGTAAGCGAAGCAACGACAAAGGGAGAATTATCTAGGGGGTATGCCGTTGCTTCTAATCTTTTATTGTTCTATTTTACCTAACTCTAAGATTTTTAACATAAATTGTTTTTTGTTATGCAAAGTCTTAGCTTTTAATCTAGCGGTTTTTAAGTCGGCTAATTGTTTGGTTTTATTCATGGTTACTTTCTGTTAAGTCTGAACTATCAACTATTTCTTTAATCATATTTGCTAACCAATAAACAGAACAATAAGGATTGTCTTTATTAGCTTTACAAAGCGATTGTATTTCATTAATCATTTCTTGTTTATTCATGGTTACTCCTCATCATCAGAAAGAATGACTAAATGTTTTTTCATCCAATCTTCGTTGATGCCTTCTTTTTTTAATTTATCTTTTAGTTTTTCTTCAAACATTTTTTTAGTTTTTTTACTCATTATTTCTCCTCTTGGTTATTCTCTTTAATCATTCCTTCTAGTTCGGCAACTACAAAAGGATCTAATTCATTTTCTATTATGGTTATTTGGTCTTGTAAATGCTCAATGTCTTTTTGCAGTTCAGTTAAATTTAATTCTTCACTATTATTAACTGCAATATCATCAAGTAAACAAGCAACAGATATACTTGCTTCCTTTACTGCTTTTATTAATTCATCCATTTTATTTCTCCTCTATTTTTTCAAATTCTATGTTGGATATTTCATTATCTTGTAATTCAATACCATGTTCTTCCCAGAATGATTGTTTAACCCATTCTATATACTCTTCTTTGGTTTCAAATTCAGAACCCATATCAAATACAGAGTAGGTTATTACGCTTGTCCAACTTTTCATTTTATTTCTCCTTTTGGTTAAAGTTTGGGTTGAGTCTGATTTCTCTGTCCAGACTGCTTTCCTTTGCTTTTGGTTTAAAATTCTCAAGTAATGCTTTCAAGTTAGCCATTTCTTG